ATATGGAATACCTTTAAAATAACTTGCATATTTGGCTACATTAGTAGCGGGACCGCTTATGACACCTTTCTTATTTGCTTCATCAGTTTCTCCCATCTGTGGTTGTAAGACAGTAGGTTCATTAGATGTTGGCACACTTATATGAACATCTTCAGCCCAGGCAAAGATCGTAATTGATATTGGGTTGCTAGCGCCATTAGCGTGTTTCAAAGGTGTCAGAGTTCTCAGGAGTAGAGTGCCTAATTGGTTCCACTCACTTTTAGGTATATCAAGATAGTCGAGATGCCAAAACATAGGCAACTTCATCTCTCCTCCTACAGAAGTGGTGGGACACATAAAAACTCGTGGCAATTGTGATACTGCCACTAAACTCTCCTCATTCAAACCTCCAAATTCCGAAGTGTTATCATAGTGACTAAGAGGCCAATACGCCATCATTAGTTTTCCATAATAAAATCCATTGCCATTAATAACCGCTTTGACCTTAAGATTTGCACGCAAAAGCTTATAATTCGCTATCCTATTCGCTACTCTAGGATTATCGAAAAACAATGACCATGGATCCAATTCATCATTTAATTGAATTGAGGGAGACCACGAATATTCTGCAATTTTCACGGGTCGAGAAAAGAACTCATCCAATGGGACACTATGGTCATCATGGACATACCGCGTCGAATCCATAGGGCCCGCACTATCAAGTACATAAGGGTCGAATTCTTCAGAGAATGCGACGTTTTGTTGGTTGCTAACTCCGTCAGAAAATACGGAGCTTTGCAATGATCCACTTTGAGGTTGTAACATTTCGTCGAATACACTTAAAGGGCTAGGTGAACGACGAGGTGGAATATCAACGCCATCAAATTTCGAAACTTTCATTCCAAGAACGCACCTATAACGGTGCCAAAGTTTGTCGAATCTGTTGGGATTTACTCCATAATGTCTCATATACATTAAAACCTCTAGGATCGTGGGGTACAGCGAGCTATCCGGCTCCTGTACTGTGTTTGTTATAATATTTACATTAGTATTACTAAAATCTTTATTTACATTGTTATAATTAGAACTAGGCTATTTATTTACATGATTGAAGTCACAGCCTAGTGACAACAACCAGTGTTTGGTTACTTGGGTGGCTAGCCCCCCCTAAATAGGGGTATCTCACGAGGGAGATGCCTATGTACAAAGCCTCATTTAAACATAAGACCAAACACCTATATATACATGGGTAAACCAGTTGTACACACACAGCTTTGCTTTACCGTGGCGCCCAGGCTGTTTACTGGGTAAGTAGGCTTAAAGTGCCTACTCCAAACTTATAATTTCCCCATCAATTGGATCTTCACCTAGATATTTATGTCGCCAGTAAGCAACACGTTTATCATAGGATATATCCAATGCGGGACACAAGTGCTCAATATCACACTTGCGAGCTACGTTTCGGAGTTTTTCGCGTCGGTCTTCGAAAATTTTCCTCCCGTAATAAAACCAATCGTGCAAAGAGCTCTCTATATTTTGAGCGCTATGCATTTCCATTGTGAGTTCTTTTGAAAGTATGTGTGCATGTAATCTTTTAAAAATAGACTTTTCAGATAACAAGCCGACCTTACACCCTAAATCTTCATTGAACTCACTTTTGCGTTTCAGGAAGTCTACATCTGCTTCTTTCATATAATGAACAGGGGTAGACTCTTTATCTGGCATCGTGAATTTCATATCGTGTTCATCCAACCATTTTGCATATGTTATATGAGTGAAATTATCACATGTAGGAGAAACTGTTCCTATAACATCATCGCCATAGGTAATAAATGAACAATTCTCCTTAAAATCCAAGTCCGGATATATTGTGAAAAAACAAGATCTTAACAAGAGAGAATTAACCAAAGAATTGATAATGACTGTTAAATTTTGACCAGAAGGATTTGTACCAAATAACTGGATTAAATCACCATTATAAGCTATAACTGGATAAACTATTTCATGAACTACCATACGCATCATGTGTAAATCTTTTTCTTCATAACCTTCACACAAAGAAGCGATGTGAATCAGTATGTCAAAAGCAGCAATAGTTACTTGAGCTGGCATACGAACGTCATACTTACTATAATCACCAGCAAGTACACGTTCTTTCCCTTTCGACATTGCTGCTTCCCACAGTTCTTCCCATTCCAAGCCTTCCGCATTAACGCCAACAGCACATTCATAGCGGACAGGATTCATTTGAATAATTCGAACAATGGGCAAGAAATACATACGTATCAATAATTGGAGCATTATAGGGGCACATTGAAACACTCTTACACTGTCCTTGGTCAATTTAGTCGCTTCGTCTTTCAAGCAAGCTTTCCAGGGTACATAAGTC